TTACTTGAGGGTAGTAAGAGCACATCGCGCCACACCAACGTTTGCGGCGCCTTGTACCGCATTTGTACCGTATTTTGTTGAAAATCACGCTTTCAGGAGGATCCCGCGATGGACGAATTGATTTGGTTCGGAGACACCTTGATGACACATGACCCAGACACAGCCGGCGTGTACCTTCTATGGAAGAAACACGAGCACAACCACCTGCACTTTGCCGGATTCTTTGATGCCGACACAACCGGAGACGAGTTGGCCGCGATGATTGCTGACATCAACCAGCAGCCACTCAATCCCGTCCAGCTGGCGCAATGCTACGCGGTCCAGCTGACGGGGGCGACAGCGAAATGAACACCGGCCGCTGGCTCAACGCCTCCGGCTATTTTTGTAGTTCGTTTCTCCGCTGGTCGATCAGTTTCTGCAGCTCGCCGAGATCCTCGGCGGTCGCCTTGCTCCGTATGAACGATCGAGCAGTTGAGCGGCTGGTAAGATACCGGCGGCGTTCTCGGTTGTCGGCTTCGTACTTTTCCTGGGCCCGTTTCTGTGCGTCTGTTTGAGCCATGGTGTGCCTCCTATTTAATGAACCATCCGATGACGGTAACGATGATGTCGATGGCGAGCAGTACCGCCAATACGGTCGTGAGCTTATTGTTTTTCATTAGCGTTGTCACGTGGTAAGATTTGTATGACAAACAGGGCTTTCGCCCTGCTGTCGCTATCTGAGCTTTTGTACGATGTCGGCTATCTTATCGATGATGTCGACGACAACCAAGGTTATGGCTAGTAGCTTGGTTGCTTTGTCGTATAAAGGCTCTTTCTTTTGCTTCTTACTCACGTTGCGCCTCCTTTCCTTAGGTATGAATATAGTATAGCACGGCTTTCGTGTAGTGTCAACACTATATAAATAAAAATAAGCCCGAAGGCTTAATTAGCAGTCTAACGCATTACAGCAGCAGCAAATCCGAGAATATCTTACGACGTTCAGAAGAAGTTTTATCTGTAAAGTCAACGTTCTGTACCCAATCAACCAGCTTAACCTGGTTCTGATTATTGACACCTACAAGAACATCATACCCGGTCAAGTACAAAATGTAGTCCATTCGTTTGATGTGGCCTTGTAGCCCGGAGTCTTCGAGAAAATCCAGTACACGCTTTAGTGCATTCAGCGTCGTGTCCGAAAGTTGGCGCATCTGAGTTGCGTCAAGCTTACTCAACTGTCCGGCCTTATTGTCAGAAGGGATAGGCGAATAATTCATTTTATGATATGTGGCTCTTGACTTCTCGTACGCAGGGTTCAAAAGCGCAACCGGATATGAAAGAGATGTGGAAAACGGGCTAAACAGTTCTCCATAGCCATAGTCTGAGGCAAGCTGTTTAAACTTATTGGCATAGTCTGTATAGATATCAAAGTCGTACGCCTTAGACCGCGAGAACGTAAGCTGCAGCTTGCTAACTCGGCTACCAGCATTGTTCAAAACTTCAAACCACTTTAGTTGTTCTTCTTGCGTCATATCTTCAGCAATGTGCAGTGTATATTCATATTTAGAAAGTTTTTCACGGATATCGATGATGTACGAGTAATGGCGTGTGGGATCATAACCAGGCATGCCAGCTAAATATTTCTTAAGCTTCTCGATGTTTTTATTTAGTAAAATGCCAGCAGGAATCTGGTTTGATGTGGGGATTTTTGCTTCTACGAACGTAGCCTTGCCAAAGTCGAATACGACATTACTAATTCCAGCAGCGTTCGTATACGCTAAGTAGTTAGTGGTCAACCGCTGTTGACCATCGATTACTGACCACTTCACCCTCGCAAGTTCATCATCGGTCATTGGCCGCCGGTCAATCAGGCTTATTTGTGGAGTGGCAGCCTCTTTATCAAGAATTTCATTAAGAGACAACGGTGAGATTGGCGCCTTCCCAAACAACTGATAATTTAACAACGCAACCATCTTCTTGGTGTTCCAGCTGATATCCCTCTGATATTGCGGTAAAGACAAGACCCCATCAGAAATATATTGATTTAAGTCTCGTATGGATCTAGACATCTTGCTATTTGTCGGGTCAAAATTATACGTTTTAAGTTTTCGTTCATTTAACCTCATGTCAGTCTCCAATCATTTCAAAATTTTAGCAGCTATTTTTAGCAGCTATTTTTAGCAGCTTGTGCAAAAGCATCTTACCATCATTTTCTTGCGCGTGCAACCTTCATGCTTTGTCATGCAGTCACGCCATTCATCCGACGGTCACTATCTTGGGGTGCAGTCAACCCCAAGACGGGTTTTTCTTCTTCAACCAAAAGGAGACCTCAAGAAACAAACACCGGTATAAAGGAATTTCTGATGTAAAGGCTGACGAAGCCAAAAGAAAAGCGCCCCATCCCTTGAGAAATGAGGACTCTCACGTCTTTTGCACAGTTTTACATCTTTTGCTAAATTCTGTAAAATCAACGTTTCTATGTCTCTGCAACTGTGTGATTTTTTGCACACAAAAAAGCCCCACCCCGCAAAGGGTGAGGCCGTGAGAAACTATGCTCCACTTAAAACAAATCATTCGATTTTTTCTGGATAAAACAGTGGTACTAACCCGTTTTTAATATCGTCTTGCACCTGCTTACGCTCCAGCTCTTTAGCGAAAACTCGCTTAAACTTCTCACTAAAATCCGTCATATTATCCGAAAGCATCATAACTCCAATAAGTTTTGCCAGATGCTGGTCGAGCTGGGGCAGCCCCGTGCCTTGGGATAGGAATTGAAAGTTTTTATGCGCCCGATACACTACATTTCGGGGTGATGTACTCAGAGGATTCCTATTGTGAATCTCTTTCATGACCTCTTCTGGAAAAATTCCATAAACATATTTATTAGTGAAACCAGCAATCCATTGCGGTCGCTTAGGATTTGCTGGATCAAAAGCATCGGAGATTCCGTTAAGTCGATATACCTGTTCATAGAACTCACGCGGAAAATGTGCCTGCCATTTCAATAAATCTTCAGACAGATAGGCGCTCAGAAGCTTCTGTAAAGCTTGTGACTCTCGATCATATTGATAGCCGGTGGCTTCGTCAATTAGGGCTGTAATCCCCACCTTTGCGAGCGAGCGAATTATGAGTAATGAACGTTGGTATACTTCCTCTTGCGCGAGGGAAAGCACGCCTTTATCATGAGCCTCGATATATAGATCAGCAACGCTCGGTATGATTGTTGCATCATATGCATCTGCAATTTTGCCATTTTTGGCTCTATATTTTACCGGTTGTACCTTCGCCGCCAAATCGTCGGTAATAAATGGAACAATGTTTCGAGCACCAATAAAGGTTGGGTAACCATTAACTCGAGTTTCGCCCCTTCTCGAACGTTTTAAAGCATTGAAAACGTCAGTGGCGGTAATTAGCCTCTTACCGGTCTTCGTAACAAAGCTGTACAACTTTGTATCGCCAATCTCAACATACCCGGAATTAGCGATTTCTTCTATGTTACTCATAAAATTCCCCCTAAGCATTCAGCACATTAACATGTAATGCCATTTTAGCACATCATATATATATGTCGATTTGGACCGCACAAAAAAAGCCCCACCCCCGAAGGAGTGAGGCCGTGAGAAACGATACTCCATTTTAAAAAAATCATTCGATGATATGCAATGCCGTTTTAGCATATCATATCGATATGCCAATTTGGACCGCACAAAAATAGCCCCCCCCCGCAAAGGGCGAGCCCTAATGTTAGAACGGATTTGCCGCCGCAATCTTAACTTGAAGCCTGTCCATTGGTTCGCCAATGATGCCAGCGTACGAATCTTTAAACGCCGCCAGCGACTTACCATCATCACAAACAACGCCCAAATATCCGGCTCGTTTGGTCGTCTGGCTGCGATAGTATGCCTGTTGATAAGTCTCACCCGCGGGCGTGGTGTAGATCAGCTCGACCGCATCGATTGCCTCACCCTTGATCCCGGCGCACCCGTTGACCAGATCAGCCTTGTTGCCTTTCGTGATCCAGGACAACCAGCCGGACTTGACGGTATGGACGTGAAACTTGAGACTGCCGTGAGATACCTTGGCATAGAAGTAGTCGTTCGGCTTGTTGGGTACCCCGGCATAGCCGTTGTCCCCCGAACCGAAGTTTGTCACCTCACCAAGCCAACCACCACCAAGTTGATGGAAGCCATACATCACGTTGACTGCCTTAGCTGCTCGCTTGGCTACGGGATTTGCAACAGGCTTACTTGGCTTAGTCGTTGCCGGCTTTTCTGGTGTTGTAACTTTGACAGTGCCTGAGCCATTGACTAGCTTTTCCCAGCCCGCCTTGTCGAGGTATGCAATATTCCGGTCAAGACCACCACCAGAAGTAAATTGCCAAATAGTAACGTCTTTCCATGCCCCGGTTGAGTAAATGAAGTCAGGCACAGACCAACTTGCTTCATTCGTTGGGTATCCGGCCAACCACAAGGCACTGTTAGCAGCCATCGAAGCGACTTGTGCAATTGAACTCGCTTGAACGTATACGCCGGGCCATACGCCGGTGAGACGATGGACCTCGGTAGCAAACGTCTTGCCCCAGGCGTTGTTTCCCCATGCAGAGTTCTGATTGCTTTCCCAGTCCAGCCACAGTGTTGCTGTGCCAACGTAGTTTTTAATCTGCGCGATGAAGTACTGAGCCTCTTTCTTAGGGTCATCACCGCCAGCATAGTGATACAAACCGAGTACCCCACCTGCCTTTTTGACACCAGCATATTGAGCATTGCAGAGTGGATTAACGTATCCAGTGCCCTGAGTGGCCTTGATGATGGCGCCATCGGTGCCCTTGATCTGTTCCTTCCAGTTCGGGTTATTGCTTGAGAGATCAACGATTTTTAACGTCATTATTTTGTATCCTCCTGCTTAGGCTTCGTATAGGTCAAAGCCTGAGTGCTGTCGGACACGCCCGCGGTCGTCGGATCAGTCACAACCCCAAGAATCGTAAGCAGAGAAAACACCGCATTGATCACTGCAGTCAGTTGGGTGCCAAGATTAGCAAAGTCCCACTTATACCCAAACACTGCGGCAATTGCCTGAATGACTAGGAGTAATGCCGGCACTGCTGCCAGCCAGAATTTTCCGCTCAATACTCGTACTTTCCAATTAATCTTCATGTTGAACCTTCCTTTCAGTTTTTGATCTGAAGTTGTAAAACCTTGTTGTACAGTGCTTCACCCGTTCCATTTCCGCCCAGGGCTTTGTAGCTGCGGAAAAGGTAATTCAAATCGTCAAGATCGTCGGTACTGATATACCCGGCCCCGATGTGCTGATTGCAAAGCATATAAACATCATGGTGCAACAGGCCGACAAGCCCCGCATAAATCGCCTTTCCGTGTTTTCGATGCGTCTGCCACTGGCTTAAAAACCAACCAACCAAAGCCCCCCCGCCCAACTCTACAAAAATGTCTAACCAACTCTTAAAATCCACATCATTTCACTTCCATTCAACAAAAATAGCGGCTACAACGCCGCCACAATTATATTTGATAATTACATTAATCGTCGGCTGTGCTATTGGCCGTATCGTCAGCAATTAAATCGTTGTCTAGTTGATCTTCTGTATCGTATACCAGTTGCTGAAAGGCGGCAACGTCAGCTCGAGTTTCTTTCTTATTTGCTTCGTATGTGGCTTGATTAATCACTGATGCAGTCACACTGCTTGGGCCACTACCATGTGCAATATTTGCACTCAGACTCATGACAGCCTGTTCATTGATTCGTGAGGTGCCTGTGATGTTGATATATTTGCTTATCGTTAAAGCCATAATTTAATTCTCCTAGTTTTTTTCCTTTTTCGCGATGGAAAAAGATTCATGCAGGCCGAAGTATGCCTCTGCATCCTGACCATCAAGTTCGTGATTAGCTGCATAATTATCAACAAGATGAGCTACGTCATCAATATGGTTGACATACGTGCCACCTTCAACTTCTGCTACCTGCTTCATTAATATGGTGTGCGCATGAAGATATTCATCGAGCTTAGCTGGCTGAATTTTAACGCGACCATCATTTTCACGAGTTAGAGGATTATCTTCAGTAACGGGCTTATTATTATCCTTTCGTTCGCCAAATTGATTTATTAGTTCTTTTTCTGCATCTTGCAGGGACTCCAAGGATTTATTCAAAAGCTTGACCATTTTAGAGCGGGCAATACTGTCGGCCCCCTTTAGTTTGATGGCCTGCAAGAAGTTGATAGCCGGGACCAAGTATGAGTTAGCGAGTTTGATTTTCATATGTGATTTCCTCCAATAAAAATGGCCGCCATCTAGGCAGCCATGAGTTTATGAATCTGTTCTTTTAACAATTTATTTTCGTCTTCAAGTGTCCGTATGCGCTTCTCGTGATCAGACAAAATGACGTTATGATACATCGGGATACGGTCATAATCGAGTGAGTCGACCTCGCCGTCCCTGTACTCGACCACTTGCGTTAGACCCGCTGCGGCAAAGTCATCGGCTATGAAACCGTAATATTTCTTCAACTGGTAGTCAGACCCGAGCTCGTTTCCTTGCGTCTCAGCGGCCGCTATTGTCTCAACCTCGGCTTTGTCGTACCAAGACTTAGGATTGATATTAAGGATGTTCTTAGCAACGCTGATGACGTCCTCCGCATCTTCGTCCATCAGCTTATATTTGCGAGCTGATGTAACGCGGCCGAGCACACCGTTAGAGGTAATTACCATATTCGAGCTGCCTGAATACGTTCTATTATATGTTGACGTACTACGGACATAACCGCTACGACTGTCAGTTGCCACAACTAAATCACCAGTTAGCGGGGTTTTATCATTTACATTTTCCGCATTTAAAACTACTGCCTTCGCATGTATTCCAATTTCGTTACCTGGGCTACCCGTTGTATTATCAACTTGGATGCCAAACGACGAAGTTGACGTTGAGGTCGAGCCGACCCATATAAACGGCCGGTTTGTCCCCCCATATACATTGAACCTATTTCCACCATATATCACGCTTTTCTGACTCGAGTACATAATCGACCCAATAGATGAAGCCGCAATTACAGCCCCGTCACCACCCATAAAGTCGTTGAATGGATCCCAATCAGAATAGTCTTGTGTGCTTATTACAGCGGATAACTTGCCCCGTATCCAAAGACCCGGAAGACTGTTTAGATATGCGCTATTATAACCTAATGATCCATAAGCTGGAGCGGATTCTGACAACATTGTGGCACCATTGGTGAACGTTAGGCCGCCTTCTTTGGCAATAAATCCATTACCAGTTGCATCAGTCTGTGAAAAGGTTCCGTTGTTTATTTCAATGTCTAGATGTCCGTCGGTGGACTTGATACTACCTTTTTGAAATAAGACTTCACCTGTATTTAGATTCATACTGATATTTGCACCTGATAGAATACCTGTAGTAATTGCCGATGCATTGATATTCACAACGTTGATGTCAGCAGCATCGATTGTACCTGCAGTCAGTTTGTCAGCAGATAATGAACTAATTGCTGCGTCTGGGATAAAGGCTGCACCACTGAATGCGACCGTTGATGCATCGAGATAAATGGACCCTGATGACTGGATCAACGTTTTTCCTGCTGCAATATTGATCTGGTCCAGAAGACCATCCTTCGTGACACGCAGGTTAATGTCATTTTGGAGGAGAGAAATTTGACTTTGAGTCGCTTGATTTACCGAATTAGTCTCGGTCGCAGCGTCATTTGCAGCTTTCATGGCAGCATCGGCAGCAGTTTTAGCTGCTTCTGTTTCTGATTGTGTTCGCACCAAATCAGCTTGTAGCTGTTCGTTAGGTTTGGTTGACGGACCCTCACTCCATAAACCAATTTGTGTATCAGGATCCACCACATATGTCATGATCGTAGTATCGGGACCGTCTTTTTTGAACCAGATATCACCAATCTTTGGATGAGAGGGCTCGTCAATACCCTCAGAGACTACGTGACCGGCAGCGTTAATGTATTGTCGGACGTTTTCAACAAACTGACTAAGTTGACCGCGGTATACGAAATTGGCGGATGCCGTGACGGTAGTATCAGCTTTACTTGTAGCTGTGAGACCTCCGCTAAAGGTCATTGAGTACAACAGGTTGGGTGTTTTGAACTCATTACCAGCTGTATCTTGAAGCGTGACCCAGTCACCGGCTTCAAGCGTTGGATCACCGAACCAATTTAGCGTGAATGGATAGAAGTTCAGGTCCTGCAACTGTTCGTACAGCAAATCAAGCAAGGTCTGGTTCATACCTGGATTAGTGAAGACTATCTGTGTCCCTGAACTGCTACCAGACTGAAGTGTGATGCTGTTTTGACTCTCGTTTCCGCTGTCATCAGTGGTCGTTGTTGTGACGGTGCATTGAATCCCCCCAATGCGATACGGAGCCTCATTCTTCGTCAGGCCCATCGATTGGTACTGACTGGGACTAATCACCAGGTTCGAATCGTTCAAAAGCCGAATATCTAGAAGTCCCTCACGATCAAAAGTAGCAAATCCGCCAACAAATTGTGCCACATAACCGACCGCATCACGATATGTCATACCATCAAGCGCCACAACCCTAGTTGTCGGTATGCGCGCGAAATCGTCCTCGTTTACCTTTACCCCGGCCATATTTGCGATTTCAATTGCGATATCGCTGATTGCAGCCGGATACGTGAGCTTGGATGTATAAGTGCCACCGAGCATGCACATGCGGTCAGATGCCGAGACGGTTGTTGTGTTGTTGTTCCGGTCTTGCTGGACCTCACTATCAATCACGAAGACTCCCAAATCAGTGAAGTCCCAAGTCCCGTCAGGAAGCTGGATGCCAATTTGAGGTGTGATCTCATCGAGTAACTGTAAGCCTTCTACCAAGTGGCTGAAGGAAATCTTAATTGTATTCGTATACGTTGACCCAAGCGTCAAGGCCTCACCATTCATAGCTCCTGAATCATAGCTTAAGCTGGTGACGTCTGTTGCCGTGTACGTGGTGGTGCCAATCTTTACCTTCACATCAAGTACTCGTTGCGTTGCAGCCCATGCATCATGGACCGCTTGTGGTTTTAGCAGCAATATTGATCACCTCCTATTGCTCAATCAAATCGAAGCTAACGTTCTGCCACATCAGCGAAGCAAGTTTCTCGTTCCAACTATATGCAGCAGCCGTCCTATCACCAACATAAAAGGTGGCAGTTTTCTGGCCACCAGTTACTGGATCAGGATAAATTACGGGAAAGAACACGCCGCTGATGGCTTGCATGATCGTTGCCATCTGGTTATTGCTAAGTGGCCCCCAGGCGATGGTAAGTTTCCGCTTGGTTGTGATTCGATCACGATGCATATTTCCACTCGCATCACGGGTTGAATTGCCATCGATATCTTGAACCACCGCTGTGAATGATTTCGGTGCCGTCACGGCTTTACCATTGATTGTCAAAACTGCCGACAATTTCACCATCTCCTATAATTTGATTGGGTTATAACCCAACTTCTGAATACGTTTGTTAATCGCTTTAATCACAATCTGGCCAAGTACGTCGCTATCGACCTGCATGGACACATCCATATCAGTGTCAGATTGCTTGCCACCACCGAGGATCTCGCTGATAGTTTCAGCAATTAAGCTACCGATGGTCTGCGCATCCAGGCCAGACAAACCGCTTGTCTGAACAGAAGCCCCAGACTTTCCAAGGCTGCTGGTGAGGCTTGGCTCATTAGCAATGTCAGGCGTAACCATGGAATAATCGCCAAGTTTCATAACAGACAAAGCATCTTGCATGAGTTCCATTGCCCGGGCTGGTTTTGTCAAAGGAATCACCATCTCTGATAGATCATGTTCACCGACCCGATAGAGACCGTCTTTGTTGATCAGCCCACCATCGGCGTATCCGTGACCATGCCCCAAGAAGGATAAATCAGATCCGTATCTATGTTTGGCGTAATTCAGGCCTGCCAACATGTTGTCAAATCCGTTCCAGATGTTGCCATGACCCGCCAATTCATAGGCGGCAAAAGTACCTGGCTTAACTTGCATCAGGCCCATCGCGTTACCGTCTGACAAGCCGTCATCACCGCCCATTGCCTTGGCATTACCACCAGATTCGGTGTTGATTTGGCGAAGCACTTTAGCAACCATGCTGCTACTAGTAGAAAGACCCAACATGCTTAACGCATGCTTGACGTCTGGCCGCCAACGACCCACGCCACTACCAACAGGGTCAGCAGACTCAAACAGGCTCAGCGCCTTTTTGAGCATTGCCGTGGCCCCACCAGCCATCTTACTGATTGCTCCGCTAGCTATGCTGACGCCGATGCCGGACTTTCCAGTTAAACCTGCATACTGCTCAACAACCCAGGTCCACAGTCCTTTGGGATTACCAACGAACTTAGAAATTGTATCAACTGCGCCATCAACAAAGCTATTGACGCCAGAGGCAATGTCTCCGAACAGATTCGAAAGTCCACTAAGATCAGGCATCTTGAAATCAAAGTCAAAATCAAACAGGCCTCCAGCGTAGTGTGGAACTTGAGAGACCATTTTCTGAGCCACTCGTTGTGCTGGCATAATCTGCGTACCAGCAGGTAAGTTCAGTAACAAGTTACGTTGCGCAGGAAACAGTCCACTTCGTCCATCAGGCAGGCGATAGGCCTCTTGATAGACATCTCCCGGAGCGTCGTTTACGATTGCAGGACCACCTTTGTGACGTCCACCAGCCTCGAAGCTTGGAATGCTCCATGCTGAGAGACGAGTGCCGGATCCGACTTTGCTAAGCACCCAATTGATACCGCTAATCACGCCATTAACTGCCCCGCCGATAATACCAGTAATCCCGTTCGCGATTTTAGCAGCACCTTGTTTGACGGCGTTATATCCCTTACTGAGCCCTGAACCAATACTTCCTCCGAGGCTACCAGCCCACGAGGACACTGAAGTAAATGCTGACTTTGCCGTACTTTTAACATCGGAGAAATATGGCTGAGACTTAGTCTTCAAAGTATTCCAAGCCGAAAGTGCACCATCTTTTGCATTTCCAGCAAGAGATGACACATTATTTTTTACTCCAGACCATGTGGAGGACGCATTATCGGATATTTGTCCAAACAGGTTGGAAGTATTCGTCTTAGCTGCACTCCAAGTGTGTTTCAGATTATCGCCCGTATCGCCCCAGAACTTATTCCATTTAGCTCCAAAGCTTGCAGAAGTATCAGACCACCATGTGTGTATATCTGTACCCCAATCAGTAGTCTTTTTCTTGGCTGTTGACCATGTGTCGGCAAGTCCCTTTCCAACTTTTCCCCAAAAATCATCCCAGTTCTTTTTCGACTTTGTGTTGGCTTCTTTTTGTTTGGCAATCATCTCAGCGTTGTAATTTTGATTTGCCTCGTTTGTATCATTCCACCAATCACCTAACTTTTTGGTCATTTGTTTGGCACTCCAGCCAAGACCGCCAAGCCAATCATCAGGTTTCTTACCTTTACCAACAGCGTTCCAACCATCGGTAAACTTCTTGGCACCATCTCCCGCCCATTTTCCAATAGTGCCACCAATTTGAGAGCCAATAGCAGCTCCAAGCGGTCCGCCAAAGAATAGCCCTAGGCCGCCACCAATAGCCGTGCCGGCCCCAGAACCAAAGCCTTCGAACTTTTTGGTTGGATTCTTTTCTTTGATAGCGGAGACAATATCCCAACCGGCGCCGAGCACGACTCCTGCACCAGCAAGCCCAGTAGCTACTTTGCCTGCTGTCGTCAAACCGCCTAGTCCCCCTGCCCCCTTGATCGATTGTGTCGCTCCTGCCAAAGGACCACTCCGTAAAGCTTTGAACATCGAAGAATCCTGCCAGTTCTCACTGACAATACTCCACATTTTTTTGAGCTGACCGACGGCACCCTCCAGCTTATCAACGCCAGTGATGCCTTTGAAGAAGTCACGGAGTACGTGTTCTTTCCCTGAAAGGCTAACAGCCTTATCAACGAGTTTTCCCAGTATCCCTGTTGCTGACGAAAGCCATCCACTTGCTACCCTCAACGCAAGCAACGCAGCAAGCGACACCACAATCGCATCAACTAACTTCTGGTGTTTACTGATCCATTCGCTCAACTTAGTGAGAATTGTAACAACACCCTGCATAATCGAATGAAATGATCCTCCTGTCCACTCAGCAATTGGTCCCAGAAAACTGTCAAATAGCCATTTCACAACAGGCTTTATATCATTAAGGACTGCGGTGAGAACCTTCAAAACCGCCGAAAGAACATCGAAAAAATCTGGTAAAACTTTTGTAATCATGAAACTGGATAAAGGCAGTAGTAAGTTTTCATACCCCCATTCGAGCCCGTCCCAAATATTTTTAGCAAACGGTCGTAACGCACCGATCAGATTATTAACAGATTGAAGTAATGGCTCGAAATCAAGTGAATTTGCCCAGTCTGCAGTGGCCTTCGAAGCTTTATTAATTGCGCCAATAATATCGTTAACCATTCCGAGAATGGTGCTGAACAGTTTCTCACCAACCCCATGATCATCCCAGGCCGTTTGAAGCCGTTTTGCGATGTTCTCGATGGTTGTATTGATATTAGTGAAGATGCTGAGAATGTTTTTGGCAATCGATTCCCCAACACCAGAGTTCCACGCATCTCGGAACGCTTTGGCAATTTCGTGAAGCAAAGACAATACGGCATTGAATGCGTCAAACAGAGTCTGAATCATCCGTGTGCCGTGACCGTCGTCATTCCACGCATCCTTGAAAGCCTTAGCAATATCACCAATGATTCCGAGAACATCAGCGAGCAATATTAACAGGCTCTCAATGAACTTTTGGCCGGTCCCGTTGTCCCACACTTCGAGGAACGACTTACCAATCGACTTGATCAAGCCCCACGTTTCACCCAAAGCGGAGTTCCACGCATCAACAACTCGCTTACCAACCTTGCCCCAAGCAGCTGCAATTGGCTCCCACAAATCATCAGCGATATCCTTGATGCTCTTTGCTAACTGACTCAACCAAGCTGGTGTCCCATAGTTAGCAGTCGCTGCATTAAAGTCCGGGCCAGTTGTATCCCTAGGAGTGCTTGTTGATGGTGTAGTTGCTGAATCAGTATCAGATTGCTTTTGCAGTGTGTTGATCTCATCAAAGCTTGCCAGAGACTGCTGAAGATCCTTGGCCTTCTTCGTTGCGTCACTGGTGTTGTCAGCTAGTTGTTTGGCACTGCTTGCGGCTTTCGATACGCCACTGTTTGAGGCCGTTTCGTTTAATTTAGAAATCTGCGTCTGGAGACCAGACGCACCTTGCTTGGCAGCACTGTATGTAGTCCCGAACAGTGTTGCAATAAAGCTGGCTAGATAGCCCGTGACCTTGGCAAGCCCGGACATGAGCGCATTTAAAGCTGGCATAACCGCCGTATAAATTGGATAGAACGCAGTGAGCAAGTTCACTCGGACTTGGTTAAACGAGCCGGCAAACTGCGAATTCGTCTCCGCCGCTGTCCAAAGCCACTTGACTAAACTCATGAGGCCTTGTCCCAAAATCTGATACAGAAAGACAGATGCGCCAACCTGGCTTAATTGACGAGAGATGCCGCCGAGGCTTCGACTAACGTTGTCCGCACCTGATGTGGTCCGTCCTGCCTCTCGATTGAAGATGCCGAAGAAACCGCTTGCCCCATTGCGAAGCTTGCTGAAGAACCCGCTGCCTTTGTCCGAGCTTGAGTTCATCGAGTCAAGACCAGACTTGGCTACGCGAGCACTCACACCTTCCTCTGTTAACTCCGTGTTCACACCAGAAAGTGCAGATTTCAGGGCTGAGGCGCGATCTTCAGTTTTTGCATAGGTCAGGTTTAAACTATCATTCTCAGCAATTAGTTTGTTGACAGAGGTCTGGAGTTTATCGATTTGTTCCTTCGTCCTGAGTGATTGTTTGGAATCTCCCATTGTGAAGCCCTTAGTGAAATCTCCGCTAACCGGTGTCAGCTGTTCTGAATAGGACACTTTCAGTTGTTTAAGCTTAGACTGCAACTGATTTATTTTGCCTTCGTTATCGTCCATTGATACGGCGATGCGTTGAAGTGAAGCCGGAACTGCATCAAACTCCTGCGACATGCTTTGAGCTAAATCCTTGGCCTGGTTCTGATATCTTTGCATTTGCGCTTGGGCGCTAGCAATCTGTGAATCAAACTGCAATACTTTTCCGGTGTCACCCGAACTTTTTGCACTGGCTTGACGGATATTAAGCGACTGCATCTTGAGCTGTGCAGCTCTGGCCTGTTCCATTTTTGCGTTAATGTCACGCACCAGACTATCGACTTCTTTACTGGCACCGGTCCGCATCTTGCTCATGTTCTTGACACCAACGTCAGCAACACCAGCCGTTCCTTTTCTGCTGGTGTCCTGCATCTGCTTGAAAGCAGACGTGAATGTTTCACTCATCTTTGCCAGCTGTACAGAGAGGCGATTGGTTCCTTTACTTATATCAAGGCCCTTGGTTACGTCTTCACTAGCCTTATCACCAGATTGCTTGGCTGCAACGCCCATCTTCTCGAACAGAGAAACGGCCTTGTCTGTCATCTCCCGAAGCCCGCTAAGGTCAATATTGAAGCGTGTGTTAATGTCACCAATATCAATTCCATCCATGGGTTATCACCTCACCTTCCTTGTAATTGCTGTTTTTTCCGTTGTAATGTGGCCTTGACCAGCATCGCTTGTTGCATCAAGAGTGCCTGATCATTTTGCCAAGCCGAATTAGTTTGTGCAGGTCGATTGGGAGCTTTTGATTCATCAGTACCAAGTCCCCGCAAGAACGGATATGCCTTGTATAGATCTGGCATCTTTGATGGATCGTTCAACGCAAACGCCATCAGTGATGCCTGTGTGTGGTCCATTACAGCTTGCTCTCGCAATCGTTCTTGATGCTGGTGCCGATAGGCCTTAATCTGACTTACAATTTGTTCGTAGGTCATGTCAGGGTACTCAGTCGCCGGAATACCCGAATCGATGGCAGGCTGTTTAAGCGCCTCGAATAGGTCAGTCAACGATCTTAGTCGAGTGGGCTTTCCGCCACTGCTTCCGGTGCGTCGAGCGTCACGACTTTTCTGCCAGAGCCCGCTTTCTCGTCCTTCTTCGGTTCCATATTTTTTCCTAAAAAACCTGATTCATCGAGCAGGTCTTGCACGATCTTCATGAGGTCCATCGTCGTATGCCCCTCATCGAGAAACTTTTCAAAAGCGTCGGCAATCTTCTCGTCAGTTACACCATGGACGTTGTTGGCTCCTTGGAGCACGATCAGTAGCTTGTTAGCTGGGGGCAATTGCATGCCACCTTCAGCACTGAGAAACATGCCGATCATGCTTTCTTTGAGCCGGCCCTCAATGTTAATAACATTACGGCCGCTTAACTGCAGACTTAATTCCAAGCCGCCAAACTGCACTGTAGTTGGTTTCTTAATTGTCATGATGAATACCTCTTTCAAATAATATTGTGGTGCAATAACGGGCCACCTTTCGACGGGTGACTCGCTCGTAGGCTACGCGCCCTCAGTCCCTGTTTCGCCGCTTTGTTCTCCGGTGGCAGAACTCTCACCGTCAGACGATGGCGGCGTTACGCTTTTGGGGCCGCGTCTACTGGGTGGAAGTCCGGTCCATCGGAAACAACGACCGTCAGAGTGAACTTCAAAGCCCCATTGACTTCGGCCGAACTCAGCTTCAGCGATGGCTGGCCGGTAAAGGTCACGGTCATACCGTCTGGATAAGTGACAGTCCAGTCGTAGTTCGTGGCCGTATCAAGGGCGCTCACAGCTTTAAAGTTGCTACCTTTATAGATGGCAGTGAACGCAAGGCTAGACGCATCTTGAATACCCGCGATTGACTTCTTTTTGTCATCGGCCAAGGTCGTGACATCAACCTTTTCTGGATCGGACCCAATTTCTGGTACTGTGCTGATATCAGTAATCTCAGTAGCTGTACCAGAACCGCCATGAGGCGTATAGGTCAAGGTCGTGCCCTTAGACAGCAACCCTTGACTGGCATCTGCGGTTTCCGCGAACCGCTGTAAATTCATTTTCACCATTGCAAAATCCTCCTTGTTTACTTGTGATAGACGCGCTTCAAGTCGTTGTCGACCGTGGCACTAAATGTGCAAACCGCGCGACGCAGGTCCGCAGTGTTCGATTGTGTTGTATTACCAAAAAATCCAATCTCTCCGAAAGCGAGCCGAAGTTTCTCAGTGATCGTGGTCAGGCTACCACTGTCCGTGTATAGCTCAACTGTCACTGTCCATTGTGTTTGTCTCTCGACCTGGTAAGCGTCCACTTGCACTGGTGCATGTGCCGTCCGATAAATCGCGGCGGGAAACTGCGACCAGTCATCAGGATAATCAGTCGCGCAAAGCTTCAAATCGGTGATGCTCCTAAGAATCTTCATCACTTCAACGTTCATGTTGTAGATCACTTTTGCATCCCTCCTTGAAGGCCATCGTGAATGCGCTGTTCCAACAGACGTTTAGCATCGCGCTCACCAGTCTCCCGTAGCGCAGGCACAAGAAACTGTCTTGCCGGTTGACCAGAGGTGACAAAGAACGATTTACCTTTGATGGTCAGCTTTCGCATGCCGTATATTTTGTTGAGGTCCACATCAACCATATCCACCGGAATGAACCAGGGGGTTTGTCGGTACACCGGTTGAAAGCCTGACGGAATATCTTTTCTTGAGGCCTGCCCATGTGCACCCGTCCCCAGTTCTCGGTACACGGCGACTGCATCATCGGACCACACGCGGCCAATGATGTTCTGCTGATTATCGACAACCACTTCATACTTAAGGCTTCGTGCAAGAGAACCGCTTGAGTGTTTCATGTCGGATTGGAGACGCTCAGTCGCCCGTGTAGTGGTCAATTCAACCACATCAAAAGCGGCATCCCAGGCTGAATCGTGGATCAGTTGAGGAAGCCGCTTTAGGTTAGCAATCACTTTGGACATATCAAGTTCAACGCCCATCACCACCACGCTCCAATCGCTCAATCAGGACGTTCTTGTGTGTAGCAAAGGTACTAATGCTGACGATTGTGTAATCGGGTTCTGCGTCCGCCTCGACATCGAGGCAGACGCCACAGCCTTCATCACGATTCTCGATCACCGAGTCGCTTTGCAACTTCAGGTTTTTCATGTATGCCAATCTTTCCCCATAAATCGAAGCGTTCAGTTGACCAGAAGCGGGTTGAACGTTGGCTTCAATAGCCACAGCGTCTCCCCAACCCTTCACAGAATTACCCTCATCGTCCTGAGTGTTGACTCGTTGTCGTAGGTTTATCGTTCGCAGATCTTGTGGTCGTAATCTCATGACAATCGCCTCGATCTGCCAAGCCGATAGGGCGCAATCGATGAGCGAATTGAAGCGGGAATCCCCACTTCAAAGGCGCGCGTCACGCCGCCCTCTACGCGCTGGGTCTCGCCTTCATCTGCTTGCTGGTTGTAGAACACCACAGCAAGACGACGCGCACCCAGCATCAACGAGTGGTTCATTTGCGCATCAGTTCGCCCTGTGTAGTCAAGGACCGCGGCCAGTGCCTCATCAAAGAGATCAGAGAGCAATGGTTTGTCTGCATCATTGGCCCCAACACGGCGTTGAATTGCCGAAATCTGCTCAGTTTTATCTTCTTCGGTCGTCATGAGCATTCACCTACTTACTGAGCGTGACGGTGGCCTGCAGAATCTGGTCCGGTTCAGCCAAAGATGGCAAAGCGACAGCTGATGCCTTTTCAAAGGTGCCCACTGGATCCTTGGATTCTGTGTAGACCATGTCATAAATATTGGCAACTGTAGAACCTTGTACGTCGGACAAATTTGCCAGTTCTTCAGGAGTGGGGCCGAAGATCTTTTCGCCAACGATTTCGTCATCGAACAACGCAATCTTGTCATCCGGCCAGTATGTCTTGGTGGTGAATTTGCCGTTCGCACCTTGGGTCTTGTACTTATCACCATACGGCCGAATGATCGGCAGGCCTTGTGCTTCGAGGAATGTGTCCAAATCAGCTTGACCAACAACACGGCCGGAATCTTTACCGAACACAGCCGCGATGACCTTTGCGTTACGTGTGAACGCGCGGTACAGCTTCTTGGATGTGATAGCCCGTGTCGGGGTGATATCCAGCATGTCTGACCAATCAAACAAATCATTCAGCGGGTCGGCATCGTCGCTGTCCCACGCGGTTGTAGCGGCAACCTGATGCGTCTTCGGTACTTGGTAATCAAGCACACCAGACTTCTTGTCATCTGGGTTGAGCGTAACCTTACCGGTTGCCAACAGTTCCATGGCCATGCGTTCAATTTGTGCCAGAACGCCTTGGTTCAGCACATCAAAGTCCCCATACACGTTGTTGCGCAGGTAATCGCCTTCTTGCGGTGTACGTGGATTAAGCAACGCGTACAAGTCTTGTTCTTTGATCTGCATCTTCCGCTTGATCAGCGCCAAATCCTGCACCTGTTTGTTGGCCTCACGGCTGCCAATTTCTGCCTCTGTATCAAAACCAGCAACATTGGCAAGAATCGGCACCTTCGTGCTACGTGAGAGTACATCAAGCGTCAGAGCTTCCACCCGACGAGTTGGAAACAATGTGTCGCCCAGCATCACCGGATAAGTCCGATTGGCGGAGTAATCAACCAACTCATGTTGGCTGAAGAGATCAGCAATAGTTGTCATAAATCAATACCTCCATTTGTTATTGAGCCGCAGTTGCTGTCACTGCTAATGCGGCCGAAACAGTACCCGCAGTGAACGTGATGTCGGCACTACCTTCACCAGCTATGGTAACGATGTATGTACCAGCACTCTTCTTAGTCACAGTTGCGATCTGCTCATTGTCAGAAGCAACCGTGATATCTTGCGGCGCGCCATCAGGGGTGACCGTCACAGTAATGTCTTTCGAAGTCCCGACAGCGCCGGTCATCGTCTTCTGTGAAATTGTCACACCATCAGGCGTTACGCTTTTGGGGCGCCGGATGCGCCCGCTTCATCACGCCATTTGATACCGGTCATTGCAGTTTTAGCTGCATCAGCCGGAGCTACAGGCAAACGTTGTTGCAACAAGTAACCCTCAACGATTACTCCAACAGGGGCCGCATTGTTAGTCACGTCGACTTCATCAATCGTGACCCCTTTCGCAGTTGCATCGTTAGCTGGGTAAATCGTCCCAGCTGGGATAACTTTGCGGCCACGATCATTAGTGATCACTGCCGCATTTGTGTTGTCCACGTATTCCGTGAACGATTGGAACTTAGCACTGGCCAAGAAATTGATCTGGTCAACGTGCTCATTTTCAACATATGGCATAGTCATTTCCTCCTTGTGTTACCCGTGGATTGCCCATGGGTTTTTCTTTCCGACATTCGGTTCTGCATTCCGCGCCTTAGCGGTTGCTTCGCCGGCAGATTCAGATGCTCCATTATTAGTGGCACCAGGTGCACCAGCAGAAGCACTAAGCCGCTGATCAACACCAGCTTTAACTGCATCGCGGAAGATTCCAGAAACCTTGGTGTAGGCCGCATCAATTGCCTTTTCATCCTGGCCGAGCACATCACCAAACATCTCGATTAGATTGCCTGGCAATTTGTCTGTTGCAAGACGAGCGCTCAACGTGGCCTTGTTGGTAAGAGTCAGTGTTTTGAGCTTCTCTTGTGCTAAAGCGTCTTGCGTTTGCTTAAGGTCATACGTCTGCTTCTCAGCTGGCGTCATGTCCTCATAGGCTTTCTGCTTCTGCGCATCGGTTTGCCACTGGTTTTTGGCATCGTTAATCTTACTGGCAACAAGAGCATCTAACTCAGCCTGACTGGCAAAGCTAACGGCATTCGGGTTCGCCTTAGCGGTTGCTTCGCCGGCAGATTCAGAGGGCTTATTGGCTGAATCGTTGCCCTTATCATCATCACCAGAAGTTCCTTGTTGGCCGTTTTGACCAACACCAACCGCGCCAACACCATCATCCGAGCCGCCATCGCCGCCTTCTGCAAACATCTGCAAGTTCAGCTTCAGTGGAGCATGCAAAATCAAATTCTTCTTCATAACACAAATCTCCTATCCTGCATTGGATAGCGAGCACAATAAAAGCGCCTTGCCGTGGCAGGACGCTGGTTCAGCATGTTCGCTTCTCTCTTCGCATGATTGATTTTAGGTATTGTTTGGTGGGCCTCCCCAGGCCCATTTGTTAAGCAGGTTCGTATGTCGCTTTAAAAATATCGGGTTTGCACGGATATAGCTCGCCCATCACACCTCGGATGATGTAATCGCCAGGACTGGCAATCATCTCACCTTCAAGTGTTTGGATGATGTATCCTTCGCCGTGTTCGTTGACTTCATGATTCGCCATCGCGTTGAATAACCAGACTGGCACAACGCTATCAATATCAATCGGTACGATTTTCCACGCATCAACGACTACAGGTTTCTTACGATATTTTGCCATGAGTTCCTCCTGAATTTGGCCAAACTAAAAGCACCCACGAAATTGTGGATGCTACATTCCTGGAACAATCGACTTAAGATCTTTTAAAGTGTTCTTTACTCGCTCCATCATTGAATTGCTGAAAAGATATTCGATTCCTTTTGGAGTGATCATCACATCTTGAATTTTTGGAGCAATGCCAGTAAGTGTTTTAATTTCAACAACACCACTGATATAGCCGTCTCTCGACATATTGAGAACAATGAAGTCCCAGTATGACTGATTCAGATTGATGCACAGATCATTGAATTCTTGGCTGGTAATCTGCTTCCCCTGCTTCAAGTTCTCATACAGCAACTTGAGGAGCTGGTAAACAATCACAAAGTAATCGTCCTTTGCCATCTAATCAGCCTCCTTAATGGATTGAATCTCACTCACAGGAAAGTAGGTATCAAAGCCGTTAACTGGCATCGTCAAGGCATCCTCGCCGTCCTCTGAGTTATTAGCAGCAGAGATTACATCACTAACAACGCCCTCGTATCGTTTACCATCCGTAGTAGTAATCTCAACGGCTAACCCGAAATAATTCTTATTCAGTTTTTCCATAGTCAATCACCTTCCTCGTCGGCACTAAATGAACACCACGTTTTCAAACTAAAAGCATCCACGCGGTTGTGGTAACTTATTTGTCAGCTAACTTTTCTTTCTCGTATAGCGCATTGAACTCAACAATGGTCAGTTTTCGCTCGATGTCGTCGTCTTCAACATATTCAATTCCCCAGGTGGCGTCAGAATGTCCGACATCAATCGTATAGGTGCCGGTAATATCCATGATGGTTGCCGTTCTGCCGTCTTTAAGTAAAACATTATCAAGCTCTTGGTACTTCATCCTAGACCTCCTCCTTTGCCCCTTCAATAAACGCAGTAACAAGCCAGGTCTTACCGTCTTTACTTGCCCATGCAGTTTTCACATTGGCAAGCTGTCCGTTTACACCGCGAACTACCTGATTTTGCATCCAGCCTTCGGACCCATCACCATTCATTCTAGTTTTCTTCGCGGGAAACTGTGACGAATTTTCAAGTAGAACTTTTTTCAAGTCTTTCCAATTATCGGCGTCATACCCAAGAACTCGGGTAAAGTTTTGTCCTTTTTCAAGTCCTTTTTCGTTCGAACCACCGAATAGATAGCTAGTGAATTTTCTTGTATCCGAAGTAGCCATAGAAGCATTTGGCAATCCAAGAGATGAATCTCTCGTAAGACGCATTCGTCGTTCGTAATCAAGTTGAAGTAACTGCCAATCTCTGTCGCCATTATACTTCATTGTCTGGAAATCGTCGAAGGTTTCGGGCATATCGTCTGTCATTAACGCTTTGTATCGGTCAAATAGTTCTGAATCAGTTGCTTGATTGCTAGCTTTCTGCTGACTTTCACGCACAGCTTCTTCACCATATTTATCAATCAGCGCCTGTTCCCACTCGTGCCATGTCGTACCGGCAGGTAATGCAATGGCGTGGCCAAGTGGATTATTGTAATCGTGTTTGCCAACAAACGTGTCCTTGCCAAAGTATGCGGCGGCCACGGTGCGACAGAACGAGTGGAACGGCGGGTAGTTGCCTTTCGCACCATCACAGTGAGCATCAGCTACGTTGAAGACCTGACCGTCCTTTTCACGACAGATGGTTGATGTGCGCCAGTCAAGTACGGCAATCAACACATACTGCTTCACTCCATGTGCACGCCACCCCATAAGCTTGGCCTGACCAGCCACAAAATTCGCCTCGGTTCTGATCAGGCGCCGAGCTACATAAGCGCCAACTTGGAACTCCTTTTGCAACGCGGCAATCATATCACGCTCGCTCATACCACTCATTTGTTGGGCAGTAAAAAGTTCGCCGAGCCTGTCTGCAAGATGATCAGTGTTCTTCCAAATACGACTGGAGTAGTTACCTCCGACCCACTTAATATTCAGCACAGCGCGCGTCTGTGACGTTGAGAGCTGTTTGAAAACTTTGGTGGGCTTATCAGGGTGTAGCTCAATTGTTTTGATTGCCTCGCCCGTGTCTGGATCGTTGAACTCGATCACATTAGGAAGCTTGCTCGCACCCGGGAAAGAACGTGGTGCCTTGACCTGCACGTCATGATTTGCCTGGCCAATGATTGCTTCTACCGCGGCCTGCTTGTAGGACGCCTGAACGGCCTTAGACAGGAAATCTGTTTCTTGCCGCAATTGTACGTCTGCTAATTGTTTGGCCACAACGTAGGCTTTAGCCCGCAACATCTCAAGCCGAGTAATACGAGCCTTAGCAGCCATTGCATTGAGATAGCGTTGAATCTGTTTGCGGACTTGCTTATCCTTAGTCACTTTGAGCATGGCAATCAGATCAGACAAGTCATTTGATGCCATCTTCGCGTTAAGCAAATCATGCATCATATCTTCGTTCATACCGGGTTGAGCAGAGTAACGATCATAAATATTCTTGGCTTCAGCCTTGAGATACTCTTGTGCTTGGAAATATGCGATAAGGATTTTGTTTTCTGGCTTCTTGATGCCCTTGTGTAACTCGGCGTCTTGCTCAACGGCTCGACGTTCCCAGTACCCGAAACTATCCTGCTTGTCGTCCTTGGTGTCCATAGGCTACCCCTCAATCACTTGCAGGTTGTCTTTGTACTGCATAGCAATATCAGCGAGCCCGTGATACAAAGCGTCGGTCAAAACGCGATTCTGTTCGTTGGGTGGAATGGCAAAGACGTGTAGCCGTTCCTTATCACTCAAGGCATGGCCACCATACAGCTCATTGGTAATGGCAATGCTAAGGGCCGAAACGGCTGCACACACAATGTCCATACCCTTAGGTAGATAAAGCGCGTGTCCCTCAATCAGGTAACTTGTGATTGCTTGATTGTCCGGGTTGCGTGTGATTGTCACCTTGATCATCTGGTTCACCTCCATCCTCGTTGTCATAACTTGATTGTTGTTCACCACCAGCCATAGCGATTGATCGTGCCTGATGCGCCAAATTTTGCTGTTTCTCGGCATTTAACATTGCCACTAACTCATCTGGGTTGTCTGACCCCGGAAGCCAACTGAGAGCAATCTGTTGAGGAATAACACCATCAGCATTTTTAATATTGTTGACGATGTCCGTGAGGTTTACTGGAATGTTTGGCACAATCTTGATCTCGGCACCATCGCTGTCCGCTTGCTGGCCCTTGATGTTGATCATCGTGGTCAGCAGCTTCAATCGACGTTGAATCCCACGAGCTAGATAACGTTGCTTCACTGCAAGCAGTTGGAGTAAGCCGAAAAGCTTGTACTTCATGGCTTCACCAGACACATTTCCCATAAAGTTCTTGTCGTTCATGTTTGGCACATACGTGACTTTGTGGATATCGTCTTCGAGTGACTGAGCCAACAGCTGAATCTGTGATTCATCCATTGATTTGGTCAGCCAGTCTACCTCGGCCCCATCATCACCCTTGCCTGGAGCTTCGATCATGCCGTTCTTCACGACGCTGTCCTCGAGCTTGAAACCATAAACAACGAGCAGCGCATCCACAAACGCATCTTTGTCATCGAGACGATCAGACTGCAAAGAGTTGTATGCGTCAATCAGCGTAACCGCTTGTTCGTAGTCGCCTTGGCGTTCCTCGTTATTCCGCAACTCATTAAGCTGCACGCCGCCGAAATACTGTGGCGTTTCCTGATACTCACGGATGTTTGTCTCATTGGGATAGAGCCCGCCGGTCCTATACGTGATCACATTGTGTGGTGTGTAGACAGTTGTGAGATACCCATCTGTGGCTCCGGTCAGTGTGTACTTCTTGAGCCAATGGATTCCGAATAGTGGAGTCTTATCAACAGTGTCATCAGTTACTAGGCAACAACCACGCGGGTCAATCTTGGCCACCCTTTCCTGCGTGCTACCGTCATCAAGCAGATCGAGATAGATCAGCTCGTATGCTTCTCCGAAAACGGACAGATCCTTCTCCAATTCAGCATCGTGTGAATTGATGTCCATCTGGTCGAGCACTTCCATGAGTGGCTGAATATCTTTTCCTTTTCCCCCTGTGATGCTGATTGGATTACCAGTCATGAAACCAACGACCATATCCGTCACATACTTGGCGTGGTTCACCATGATGCGGGGGGCTTCGTGGCCGCCGGACCGTGATTCGTGTTGAAGCCTACGCTGCAGAATACTTTGCTTGCCGTTGTACTCAGCGAAGAGATGATCTAAACGCCGCACGGCTCGTTGCCGTTGCTTGATTGCGTAAGAAATCACCTCGAGGCTCGGATGATCGATGTCACCGGCTAATTCTCTATCAATTCCAATTCCCATTGATCTGTCCTCTTTTCTATCCACGCAACCAACTTGGCTTCTGCACCATCTTCGCTGTCACGTTCTTGTAAATGACCATATAGACGAAATACCGCAATGCGTCCATGCAATGGTCATGCTGCTTGACGACCTTGTCTTCACCACGTTCAGCCGCCTTAGCATCCCAGATGTACGAACCGAACTCGGCAAACATCTGCTTGAGATTATCTGCGAACATAAGCCTACCAGAGTTCATGGCCGTCTGCGTGGCCCTAATGCCCGGCACAACATCGTTATTTGCTTTTCTTACCGAATACCCGCGGTTCTGCAAAGTGCGTCTAAACGAGCTCGCAGAGGGGTCTATGATGATGTCTGTTTTAATGTCACCAATGAACTCATCCATTCGATCTGCATACCAAGCATCATCGTGCTCCACCTGCGACTCTCGTCCGCTGTGATAGAACATCTTGAGGCAATGCCAGGTCGTACCCTTTTGCCCGAACATCAGGAACACGGTCGGATTCTGAATGCCATAGTCACAGCTAACGTAGTAGTCCTCGTAGTCGTGTACATCCGTGATGTGCTCTGTCATCGTGTCTTGGTTCCAGTTGCTATATACAACGCCCTCAGCGAGCACCCAAAGGCCTTCAATATAACGCCGATAGAAGACACCGGTGTACAGGCTACGAAGATCTCGCTTGATCTGATCACTCAAGCTTGGGTTGTCATCCATCGTGAAGTGAATGATAAGCGAGTCCTTAGATTTGTCATCGAGCCAGTTGAGCTTGAACCAGTGATATGGCCCCTCGGGGTTGCAATTGAACCAATACTTTCCGCCATCAACGGACACACGAGCGGTCGCTTGGTTAACAAAGGACTCTGGTTGCAGCGCGACCTCATCAAAGAAAAACCCGGCAGTGGTTATCCCCTGCACTAGGTCCTGTGATGACTCATCCCTCCCACCAAAAATGTAGTAAAAATTTGTCACGCCACCCTTGCGAATCTCGATCATATTGTCGGTCCGATGATCCAGCACTTGGTAGTGCCGGCCAGCAAGCATGCGTTTGAGCGGACTGAGAACGTTCCGTCTGAAGCTCCCAATGGTTTTGCCAGCCATGCCGAAGTTCTGGCCGCTGTAGTTGGTCATGGACCATATTACATACGACAACGACATGGTAACAGTCTTTCCTGCACGAACGCTCCCGTCGCAGATCAACATCTTATGATTCATCGTACCCGGGTAACGCCACCAGGTCAGCACCTGAAGCTGTTTTTTGGAGAATGGCGCAAATTTGAATATCGGTTGGGGTTTAATTCTTCTTACCATCCTCGTCATCCTTCCAAGCGTCTTCAGCTGACTTATCAATTGCCTTCAAAAATCCATCGTCGTTGTCCCCATCGTCGCCGACAGGCTCGGGCAACCGATCGAGCAACTCTTTGATTGCCTTCTGCTTGTCGTACAACTCTAGCTTGATCTCGCCCTTGTCGAGGCTCACCGACTTGATCAAAGATGTATCAACACCAGTCGCTTCTTTGAACTTGATACGATTGAACCAGTATGTCTGGGGTTTGCCTGTCTCGGGGTCCGTGACGGTCTCCATTTCACCGTCTTCGTTCTCCTTATACTTGAGATGCTCCTCAGTGGCCCAGTCAAGATAGTCGGAAATGTCAGATTTGGCTTGCTTGACCAGCTCGTTCAGCAAGTCTGAGGCGGTCACCTGGAGTCGCTGTTCATTCTGCTCGCGGTACTCAGTAATGTATTGCTGGACCTTGTCAATTCTTAGGAGCTTGGACGCAGAGGCCATTGCTGAGTCATAACTGGTTCGATAGACCTTCATGTAAGCCCACGTCGCGTTGAATCTCTGCAAGTAGTAGAACGCGAAGAGTCGGTATCGTTCTTCGGCTGCGTTCTTGGGCTCGCTGACATCCGGGGCACGCGAAAGGGAACGCTCCTTTTGTTTAGGAACGTTCCCTTTTGTTTGTACGTCTTCCCATTTATCCTCAGATTTCCACTTGCGAATCTGAGATGCTTTCTTGCCAAGTTGTGCTGCGATGTCTTTTAGCTTGGCCCGTTTGTCCGACTTAAGCCAAAGATCACGTGCCAGTTCGCGGGCTGGATCTCTCTTCCTCGCCATTACATATCACCACACCTCCCGGGCTTCTTCTTGTCATCTTTAGTCTTCTTGTCGTGTTCCTCTTTGGCGAGTTTCCCGATGATCCGGGCCTCGGCCTTCGACATGTAGCCGTACTTGGTCATCACCATTTGGCTCATATAATCCCTCCGCTTGACGTACGTCATCGCGTGCGTTATCATAAACTGCGTACGGAACTCCGTACGGAAAGGGTGGTAAACATGGAGGTATTAACTCCGACCAAGGCTCGCAGTGGCCTATATGCTGTCATCACTAACGTTAACCGCGACAGCGCCCCCGCATTGATTGCTGGTGCCGATGATGATAAGAGTGCCTACATCGTTGGTAAGCGCGACTACGAGGCGATGCTCGAAACGCTGGCGCTATTGACTAACGGTCAGTTGCAGGACGCCCTGGCCCGTGAGAACGAGCCGGACGAGCCGGGAACTATTGATGATCTGATTGCCGAGATAGATAACGAGGATTGAGCGTGGAAGACTGGATTATCAAATATAAGACGGCTTCCAAAAACGACATCCGTAAGGTACTCAAAAGCCCTTATCGTGCCAGCTTTCTGAGCATCCTCGAAGTCCTGAAAAAGGATCCGTACGCCCCGACACAATCGTTTGAGAAGTTGGCTTCCCCTGGGGCGGGTAAATATTCCCGGCGCATCAATGGCCAGCACCGTGTCGTTTACACGATCGACAAAAGCAATCACGTCGTTCGCATCTTGTCGGCTTGGTCACATTACGAGTCAATGTAGCCCGCAACGCGGGCTATTTGTTTGCATAAAAATGGCACTGCGTCCGAGGACCAGTGCCGTGTATATGCTGGGACGATGACCGTTCTCCGCCGGCTCGTCGCTAGAATAAAACTCTCGTGCCGAGGCACTATGACCGCCAGCAACCTCGGCTCACGGAACAAGGCAGTCCACAACTGGCTTAAACGTCTGATAGAGGACATTGCCCAGGGGATTAATCAGCGCCTCTTCATTGCAAAGATCATCACGACCAGCCTCATGCACGGCAATGTGCGTCAGTTCGTGCATGAGGGTCTGTCGCTGCTTCTGCTTAGACATGTTCTTCTTTATAACAATCCTAGTATGTTCGTAATCGGAGAAGCCCCAGACAGATTCGCCGCGATCATTTGGATTTTTCCGGTACACAATTTCATAATTGATACCGGAGACTGTAATATGCTTTGTCATAAATTTCATCTCCAGAAAGGAAGCAACTAGGATGAGCAAGCCGGAACATCGTCATTTCCCGCAGCATCCGCACAAGCCCGGTCCAAAAACTGTTCCAGTGAGTCCTTCACGTGGGCCAAAGGTGCAGCCGGGTTACAAGCGGTCGACACCACGTCATAAGTAGTTTGGGAGGGGAGCCCATCACTCCCCTTTTTGATTGCAAACTAAAAGCGCCCATAAGGACGCTCTGTGCAGCTATATGACCGCCAGCAGTTATCCACCGACTGACGGTTGAAACAGAATCTTCTACTTGGAGGAGTAGAAGTTGAAAGAAAGTTGGCCCCTTGGGGGGGTGGGCCATGTAGTCGGCGGGTCTTGAACCAGCCTCCTTCCAGTGCATTTTGCACTGGTGCTCTTCCTGATGAGCTACGGCTACAAATTGTGGTATTGGGTGGTCAACCACATTGCGTCCCGGGCACGCTCTACCTGCTACTTGATTAATACCAGTATAGCACCTGTTTCTTAACTAAGCGCTGAATTTTTTCGGACAAAAAGCGGACTAAAAACGGAATTTTAAGCACTGCCCATGTTTGAATGCTTCTGCGAACCACATCAGCGCTTGACGCTTTACATAGTCCACTGCATCTTTATTTGCTAGGCCCACTCGAGCAGCTATCTCTTCAGCCGTCATCGGGGCGGGGGTGCAAAATGAGTAATAGAGCACCCAGTAAAATTGAAATGGCATACTGGCCAATGCGTTACGCATTGCTGCATACTCTAGATCGGCGTTAAAACGATCAGTGAGCTTGGCCTCAACGGAGTTCTCGAAGCTTTGTGTTCGTGGCATACCATCAATTGAAGGCGACTTGATGTCAACAAGTGGCTCCCCCACCATGCGTGCGTATCGTCTGTATTCTTTGAGCACTTTCCGCGCGTTGTCTCGACTTGCTTGCTCATCCACATCTGGAACTAATGCCATCACCTGCGTCACCCCTATGCTAGAATAGATTTGTCTGAAATATTCGGAGCGTGCCAGTGATGGTGCGCTTTTTTCTTGCCTAAATTCAGAACGGCAGGTCGTCGTCGGAGATGTCGATCAGTCCGCCGCTGTCCGGGAGCTGATTTGCGGGCGTCGTATTTGCCCCGATATTGGCCGTATTCGACGTGTTAGCCGATGTAGGCGTAATTGAGCCGGAACCTGTGTTCGACGTCGAATAGGCACCACCATTTGCCGCAGGGCTATCCTTCTTCGTGTCCAAGAACGTCACGTTGTCGACATTGACCTCGGTCACGTATACTCGCTTACCGTCCTTGTCGTCATATGTTCGTGTCTGCACGCTACCGTTCACGCCGACTAGGCTACCCTTGTTGATATAGTTCGCCAGGTTCTCGGCGGCCTTTTTCCAAATGACGCAGTTGATAAAGTCAGTCTCTCGTTTGCCTTGCACGTTGAGATAGTTTCGATCGACCGCCAACGTGAACGTTGCGACGGCGGCTCCAGATTGTGTGTACTTGAGTTCCGGGTTACGTGTGAGGCGCCCCGTTAGTGCCACGACATTTGTCATGTTTTATCCTCCTTGATTGCTTCGACGACTACCTCGACGCGCGGGGTGTCGCTGTAGAATTTTTCGATCCGGGCCTCGACAATCTGGTTGTCATCCAGCCACACGATGCCCTTCATCGCGTCCGTGACGGCCTTAAAAACGTTGTCGACGTCTGGCTTCACCACCGGTCGAACGAAGCCTTGCGCTTTCTGGACGTGTAGCGCCGTACTGCCGGCTTTTTGGATTGACCGGAACATCTTTACCTCGCAGCGGACAGGACCCGATATGGGCGGTTCTGTGACCGCCTGCGTGGTAAACTGTCGCACCAGGGCTTTATAGTTGCGAGATTTGGTAGGATCGTATGCACGCCCCGTCCGCGTGAAGCAAGGTCTCCCCTGCGCTACCGGTTCCCCCGGGATCACGATCATCACCATTTATGTTTCCTCTGGTCGAGGATCGCCTCAACCCCCACAGCGATGAACGCGATCAGGATGAACCCGATAATGATTACCGCAGACGCCACGATCGGCATAAACGCCCACATCCACGAGTACGTGGCAAACCCGAAGGCCTTAGCCGCTACCAGAATGAGTGTCAACAAACTAACTAACTCCAGGCCTTTCTGTGATGTGCTCTTTTCATCGTCGTCCATGTTTTCCCCCTAATACGACTGTTCCCACGGTCCACAGCGCGAGCCCGAGCAAGCCGCCCGACACCGCGCCCAACATCGTGCGAACGATGATCCCAACTGCATGTATCATCACCGATCACCCCCGAGATGGATGCTGCTGTCGATCAGCTCATCGAGTGTCATCTTCCCGCCATAATGCTTGCGTTCGGATGTCAGCTTGATAGCAGCCTCGTTGTCCTCGCGCGCCTGCATCATGCGGCGGTGCTTCTTCTTGATCGCGGACTTCTTACGATGCTTCATATGTCATCCCTCCACCACATAAATGACAACGGTTATCAGGCAAATAAGTAGGACCACCACGCAATGGCTATGATCCACAGCCCCGTCATGATACTTAATACTGCAATGGCCGCGGTGATAATAATCGCGAGTGCGGTGGTCAACCAGAATAAAATGGGAAGCAGCTTCATTCTCGCTCCTCCACATCTTCAAAATGAACCTGATCAAGATAAGCTTTATGCAGTTGGCCGTTGTATTCGACCACTGCAACAGGCTCCATGACTTGACCAGCAGAATGACCACCGATTAATGGACTTTCGCCCACAACCTTTGCGACCTGAAACACGCCATAAAACTTGGCGGGGGTTTCCTTGTCTTCGCTGACTACATAGCACTTTCGAGTCATGTTCATTTCGCTTCCCCCTTATTTGAGCTCGTCGACAACAACGGTTGTCATGTCGCCGAGGTAGATGTTGTGCTTCCGGTTTTTCTGGTCGATATACTGCAAATCCCGATCCTTGTAGCTGATGTCGAATTTGCCCTTCTCGTGAAAGATAACCTTACCCTCCGCGTTGTACACCTTGATTTCACGCGGCAGGCCGTTGTTGACGTCGCTGCTGACATTCTTAGTAAAACGATTCCAAGATGCACAGCCACCCAGTGTCATCAGCATGGCCAAGCCCAAAAACATACCTGCTAGTTTTTTCTTCATTTCGATTCCTCCAGTAGCTCCGGATTCTCAAATATATTCCCGATGACCTCGTAATTTGCGCCTTCATCAGTCGCCCAGTCGCTCTGCCTGCAACGACGCTTGCCGAACCGAATTGAGTATCCATACTGAGCTGTGTATTCAACCCAACCAATCGTATCGTCCGGTGATAAAACCACTTGGTGCAGCTTCACGATATCGCCTTCGTAGATTTCCCGCCCGTTCTCATCGTGCAGGCCGGTGTACTGCATGAATTTGATAACAGCTTCCGGATAGGTGCCATTGTCGGCGAAGTAGTCAATCTGATGTGCGAAAGCACTATTGATGTTGAATATACCGTTTCCATCCTCTGCGAATAGCTGTGGATAATATTCCATTCGCATGTCGTTCGGGTCTTCGTTATACGGCATCCACGCTCGAAACTTAATCTCTCTCATCTCGCGCCTCCCAGTGCCCTGACGTGATATACCCTGGACCATTTTGAATATCAGTGATTGCACCGTCTTCAAACGTGACCGAACTCACGGAACCAACGGTTTCCATGTCGCTAATGCTTCGTTCCTCAATCTTGACGACCTTTCCGTGGTCTACATATGCATAGGCGGAATTCTGAATGTTAAATATTGGCTCCCTGCCTACAAAGTACCCCCGGTACCGATATGGGTTCTCAACTTCAACAGAATCTTGTACCCAATATTTACTCATTTTTCCGCCTCCGAGTGTCGCGATTTAATCAGTCTAACGTCAGCCTTTCTTACTGTATCAACCTCGGTTTCATCAATGCCACAGCAGATAACGTTCAGAACGTCTACAACGTGTGGGTGCCATTTCTTGTCGCGATCTACGCCGTCCATTGGCACATCACGATAGGCGTTTGATTGATAGGAACCGACAACCTTAAACTGAAACATTTCATTTGGAACTCCATATCGTTTTTGCTCAATTAGGACATAATCTCCAAAGTCAATGTCATCTTTCGGGATATTTATTCCACCAGTAAATTCTGTCATTTCTCCGCCTCCAATTTCACGATTTCGCCTGTTTCTTCCACGCGCCACACGCCGTCCAGCCATGCACGGGCGAAAGCATCAATGTTGGCAGGTGTGTCATGAAGCCAATCTTCACTAGGGTCATCTGCAAATTCCATAGCATCGATGAGGCTGTAGACGCCACCCTCACCTTTGCAGTACTTGATGTACTTTCCTACTGCTTCCGGAATCAACGCGATCTCATCTGGCAAGGCATCGGCGTAACGGTCGTCGTAATCCAATAGTTCCTGTGTCGGATGCAAGTTACCATCGGAAGATTTTGCGTCGTCATAAGCGTCCAGCAGTTCCTCGAACACGTCCTGCTTCGTTTCTTTAGTCATACGATCATCTCCTCAAATATTGATTCAAATATTGGCACCGGAATGCTGTTCCCGGCCTGTTTGTATAGTGCCGTCTTCCCATTCACGCTGGCCGCGGCATCGAAGTCAGCATCGGAGTACCCCTGCAGTCTCCAGCACTCGCGTGGAGTCAGCAGACGGAACCGGCCGTCTCCGAGCGGCACCACACCGCTGTTAGGATTACGGTTCTGCTTGGTCGTTATCGTCCAGCTCCACCGGTCGATTGGCATCAGTCGCCCAGCGAACGCACCACCAGAGGCGCCAGGCAAGCGACTTAGCATCGAAGGACTGTCGATGATGTAGTCATCCTCCACGCAGCTCTCCAGCAACTCGCTGATTGGCCGCATAGCTGACTGTCTCAGCCGCCAAAAGTCGAATGGCTGTCCGCCGAGCACTGACACCGTGAACACCCGCTCGCGATATTGTGGCAGGCCGAACTGTCTAGCATCCAGCACGGCGTTTGTGGTGGTGTAACCGAGGCCATCCAGCACGTCGCAATATTTGGCGTAGTTAGCCGCCATGCGTTTCTGAAGCACGCCTTTGACGTTCTCCCAGATGATAATGCGTGGACGCCACACGCCCATTTGCTCAACGATCTTTAGCGTCTGCCACATGAGACTCGACCTCGTGCCACTGCCTCCATCTACCCCCAGCCTCCGTCCGGCAATTGAGATGTCCTGGCATGGTGATCCGTGGATGAGAATGTCCGGCTTCAAATCATATCCAATGACGTTCTGCGGATCATACTTCTGGCCATCAAACATCGCGTTGTATGACCGCACGGCTGCTGCATCTATCTCAACATAATCGATCGATTTCACCGGAACGCCAAGATTGCGGAGGGCAATGCGAGGTGATCCGATGCCACCGAATAGCTCTAAAATTTTTAGAATAGGCTCATCTCCTGACTCATCCAAACGTCCGCATACGGCACAAGGGCTTCATGGCTTGGCCAGTCTGGCAACTGCACGACCACACCGTCTAATACAGCCATACTCACTGGATACTCGCCATGTGGGTACCGGGTGCCATGGTAGTATGCTTTCACACTTGCTTCCTCCCGATCGCCCATGCTCCAACGCCGATTTTCGACACTATAACGGGCTCGCTCAGTGTGATGTGCACTCGCTGGCGATCACTCGGTGCCGCTCCATGCTTTGTTTGCCGATTGATCCACTGAAAGCAAAGTTCCTTGTATTTGGCCGTGAAGTAAGATTTGCCGCTCTCGAAGCCAATAACTTGATAACTCATAGTTCCTCTACCTCGATTTCCACTCGCGGCGTGTCGCTGTACCACTTGTTTCCTCCTCCGGTTCCACCGTGGACTACCGTCCCTTCCACGATCATGCATCACCTTTCAATTTTGCTAACCGCGCCGCCAGCTCAGCCTCATCAGCCGGGGTCAGTTCATCGCCAGTTGCTGGCTGATCAGCATTCAACCATCCTGGCGTTGCCTCCTGCCGGCCGCTCGGTTCCTGCAGCTTAGCGGGCTTGCTGGTATCGTACTCGCTCATCCAGCCGTGCCCCTCAAACCAGTTACCCGCCGTCTTGATAAATCCCGTCTGCACGTGGTTCAGCGCAATATAGGCCTTATATTCGGCAATCTTAGCCAGGACGGCAGCCTTCGTAGTTTCCCCGCTAGTCACCGCCTGCACATACGTTTGTTGTGCCTGGGCAAAGTTTCCACCCTTGCGTGGGTATGCGGGCCATAGCTCACTAACAAACTCCTCGGCCGGGCCGATCACACGCTCATTTCCCCCGTGGGGGGTAAGAGGGGTGTTCTTAATAGTCAAGTCATAGTCAAGTACTGGTAAGTACTCATGCGGGGTAGTCTGGGGTACTGGTATGGGGGTAGCCTGGGGTACTGTTAGGGTTTTGTCTGGGGTACTACTAGCAAGTTGCTTGGGGTGCTCGCCGTATAGCTGAACCAGTTTGTAACCCGGGCTTTTCTTGGACTTACTTCCGGGGGTGTACTCAATCAAGTGTTCTTGTACCAGCCTATTCCGTGCGGCTTTAACGCCTTCTTCGGTTAGGCCGGTGCGACTGGCTATGATCGAATTGCGCAACCTGAATTGATGCTCCATTTTGCCCTCGTCGTTCGCGTAGTCTAATAACTCGCGATACAGGCATACCTGGCCCAATGAGAGCTCCAATTCTTCTGTGAGCAATTTACGAAAAGCCCGACGCTGCTTGAAATAATCCATCTTGGTGTCACCCCCTAAAACGGAAGCGGCGGTACTTCACCATCATCACCCGCCCCGGCCGTTTCTGGATCCGGCGCGGTCGTTACCATGTCCTGGAACGCCGCTGACAACGCAACGAAATTCTCAAGGGTCAGTGACCCAAGTTTCACGGTCCCGACGTTCGCACGTTGGACAACCGCCGTATATACCTCGTTGGCATCACGATGTTGTTCCTTGGAGAACGCCTTGATCCGGTCCAGCAACTTCTGCTTGTCGTCATTGCCCGCCATACGTTCCGCAGGCGCGGCTTGTTGCGGGGGCCGATGTTCTTCCCGGCGTGGCGTTGAACGTGGCTGTGTGGTACGTGTGGGGCGCTGTTGGGTCTCCTGCGTGCGATTGGAGGCCGCGTTCCCGTCGTCGTCCGCGTCTCCAACCAGTCCGAACGCTGTCTGCAGCGTGTAGCGGCGCGCGTACGTTTCGGCGGATCCTAACTCCTGCGCCGTGCCCTTACCGGCCGGCATCGTCAGCGGTGAAAACTCGATGTACTCGCCTGAGTCGTGGAAGATGATCGTTTGGACCGTCACGCCTTGCTCGCTGTTGCATACGTCCTGGGTCCATGACAGCCCCGTGCCTTTTGTCCCGGCGTCGACCGACTTGATGACCGCCGACAGGTCCGAGTACTTTGACTTGGTGAACGGGTTCGTCGCGTTTTTGTCTGGTTGCTTCACCTGCTCGCGGAATTTGCGCATATCCTTGATCAATTCGATTGTGCTTTCTGACCGTTTCATGGGCGGGCCTCCTTGATCGGCTCGTAGTCGATCCCGTTTGCCTTCATCCAATCCGCCAGCGCCCACATCTGATCAGCGGTCGCGGTGATCCGGAACGCGCGGACAAATTTTCGTTCATCCTGCTTTGGCTCCGGCTCAAGTTCCATCTGTTCAACCGCCACGACTTCACCAGTCTCCGTATCGACCGTTTTTTCGCCGATCTGTTCCTGGTTCAATGCTGCGACCGCTGCGGCGGCCTCTGCGCGTTTCTGCGCTGCCTCCGCCTCTTGCTTCCGCTGCATCATCGCGGTGTCCATACGTGGGCGAATATCGACGAAGGACGTGTGATCGTCAAGCTGGGCAAGCCAGCCGCTCGGGTCCATGTCGTTTGCCGCGGCATATGCCTTGACCGCTTCCCGATCCGCGACAACCTTCTTGGCGTGATCCTGAATGCCCAGCAGATCCTGACCCAATTCGCGGATAAATGTTGATTGTGACGTTGAGGCGTTCAGCCAGGTCGGCCGCACCGGAACGTCTGCCGGGTCAATACCGTATTCCGGCGCCACTTCATTGATTGTTTTCTGCACCATTTGCTGCTTACGTTGCCTGTCTTGTTCAGCAAGTGCTCCTGCGGCCGTGTCGATCGGTTTAACGGCCTTATCGATGATGCCGATTAATTCATCGACCTTTTGCTTAAACGCATCATACGGTTGTTCATACGTTTTATGGATCGAAATACGTCGATCGTTGACCTGTTTCTTGAGTCCGTTCAGCTTCGACTTAACCTTCTTGGCTTCCTTGACGGTCGCCTCGTTGACCTCCATCGACTCGAACTGTTGCGTATATTGCAATAGTTGCGCCTTGAGTTCGTCGAAGTGATCGAATTCAATTGTCGCCGGCGTATAGTCGACGGTGTACTTGATCTCGTCAACGGCCACCATAGCCGTTGCGCTTTCCTTAGTTGTCATGTGGCATTGCCCCCAATCTTTGTTCTGCGTATTCTTGCAAGTCATAATCCGCCACGATGTCGCCGTATGCTGCGATAATCATGTACTCGGCTCCAGGGTCCTCCGCTGCGCCGCGCCAGTCCTTTTCGCCATCTCGCATCGTGTACCCGTCCATGCCGAACCATTTCTCGAGGTAGGCTGGAAGATCCTCAACAGACACCGTGTCGTCGAAGATGTCGAGGTATGGTTCCTTCCAGCGAAGCAAGTCATGGTTCTGCCAGTCCTTTTCAATTCCATACATTGATGTGCTCATCACTTCGCCGCCTTTCGCTCAAGGCCGCTACGTGCTACACTGAATGGGTAAATATTATTGTTAAAGTTCTTAGCTCCGGCGGTTGCCTCCGCTGGGGCTTTTTTTGCGTTCAGCTCGGCAATGTCTTGCTCCGTGTAGCCGAGTAGCTTCGCAGTGTGCTTGTTGTTTACGAGTTTCTTGTCTACCCAGTCCATCAGCGGGCTTTCTGTCAGTGCCCACAGGCTCAAGATGATTGCAATCATCCAGATAAAAATGCTCAGCATTTCTGATTACCTCCAATTGTGCGTTGTCATGTACTCATCAACCGCGCGCGGCCAATACCGGCGCTGGGTTCCGTTCGGGTAGCTGGGAAAGCTCGGGTCATCCAGAATGGCGCTCAGGTTGTCACCCTCGGAGATGCGGAGCATCTTTGAAGCCTCAGCACGCGTCATGCCTTTCTGCGGCACCAGCTCCCGAACCGCCTCTTTGACTAGCTTCGGCAGCTCAGGGCGCAACTGCTCGGCGACCAGCTTCGCCAGCTCTTTGGTGAACTCATAGTTCGCCGTTGTCACGATGTCCATGTTCAAGCCCCCTCAAGATCCCAATCTTCCAAGATAGCTGCCAGATACGATTGCTCGGATCCAATCTGTTCGGTCAGCTCCTTGGCATAACGCTCGACCGCCTCGCGGTCATCCATTGTGCGTGCGCCCGGTTTCTTGCTCAGAACCAGCAGGATCTGATTGTCGAGACGTTTCCGGTCGTCCGCTTCTTTCTCAGTGGAGAAATAGCGTGCTTGCGGCGTGTCATCAATGCTCTTGTCTTCCACGATTTTCAACCCGACCAGCGCCAGACCGGCTTCCAGCTTGAAACGATAATCGCCAATCACCTTCGCCGCACGGATCAGCATTAATTCCGGGATAGACCCCCGGGCACTCCAGTTGCTCATTGCCGACTGACTGATGTGGATCTCCTGCGCCAGCGTCACCTTACTTATACCGGTGCGATCTAAGGCATTTTCAAATTGCTTGATAATGTTTGAAGTCAAAATTCCATCCCTCCTTTGGGTATTCCGTACCGCCAAATTCACGCTTGTTTGCGTGACAATGATTAGAGAGCAAGCCCCGCATCCGCAAAGGCTTCGCTGACCATTTGATCCAGTTCGTTCTTGGTCAGCAGGTAGAACTTCTGCAACCCCTCATCGCTCAGCATCTCAAGCTGCGTGCGAGTAACATCCGGCTTCAATTTGGTGATTGCTTCGTAATACCGTTCGCGGTTCATAAACTCACCCCCTTCAGCAACTGCTTGTATTGCGCAATCAACGTCCGTGAACTTGATAGTTAGGTTTTGCTGTCTTGTAAAGCGCAATAGCAACGGCCGCCGCTATAATTCGTGCTGTCATTCTCGGCTTTAGCTTCGAGTGTTCGTGCCCCAGTTCAATCTCTAGCAAGTCATCTAGCATCGAAACATCTGAACGGTAGGATGACGGGGCGTTTGTCTCAATATGCTCGCATTCTCCCCCAGCCGTTCGATCTTGCTCACGTTCATGACTCATAAAGTCACCCCCTCGCCATCACCCAGTAGCAGATTAAATGCGCTGCATCCCTGCGGAGTGATCAGGGTCTGCGGGTAGCCCATCTTGTTGTCCTTGATGGTGAAGTACGTGTTGGCATATGCCGCCCGAGGCTTGATGTACTTGTGCGCGTCGCGGTAGATGAAGCCCTGGTCAATTAGCCAGTTGATAAATTCGTTCTGGCGATGGCCAAGCATCTTCGCGGTGTCACGGAAGTTGGTCAGCGTATTGCGCTCGACCAGGTCATCGAAGTAGGCGGCCTTTGGTGTCATGAGAGCGACGTTCGCATTCAGCGATCGGTTCTCTACTTTGAGTTGCGCGTTCTCATCCTTGAGGTACTCATAGCCGCGCTTGATAACTTCCTTGGGGTCATTCCACTTGCGCTCTACCTCGATGAAGTAAGCACGGAACGCTGCGCCCTGTTGCGTCTTGCTCATGAGTGCTAGGTTCTTGGCCATGTCTACCGTGATGGCGTAGTCCTGAACCTCCTGCTGCTTCCCATCAGGATAGTTGGGATTGAAGGGCGTACCTACAAGTACACCCTCAAAATCAATGTGTTCGACGAAGCCAGTGAAGTTCTGTTCGACCCACTGACTGAACCGTTTCTTCAATTTCAGCCCCTTGTAAAGCTCTCGTGCTGATACAACTTGCTCGTGCCGTGCATTGACGACTACTTTTATCAGTTCGTTCATGATCAGGCCTCCTTACGTTTCGATTTTCGCGATTGTCGTAAAATGACTATTTTGTGATTTTCTCAACGTTTCCCGTAAAAAAAGTTTCAATCGGCACATCTAACGTTTGAGCGAGTGCTGGCAACTCAACAGCCTTAAACTTATATTCACCGTTTTCACGGCGATAATACTGGTCGACGCTGCTTAAACCAAGAGCTTTTGTCATATCCGTCAAGGAGAGATGGAGCCCGTTCCGGCGGGTCCGAATGACGCTGAGATCAACTCGATAGCTCATTGTGTTACCTCCTTTGTGATTTTCTCAAATAACAAGTTAATCATAGTTTGAGGTAATCTCAAAGTCAACAAGTTTTTTGCTAATTTGACAAATACTCTATGTGCAAATCCCAAAGATGGTATTCTCGATTTGTTCAAATCACAAAAGGAGGACCAGACATGTTAGACTTTCTTCCAAAGAGATTGATAGATTTGCGCGAAGAAAGACAGCTCTCTCAATCTGAAGTAGCGCGCCGGGTCGGAATGGACAACAGCAGCCTAAGCAGAATTGAGTCGGGTTCTCGTAAAGTGTCCGCCGAGGAACTTGGAAAATTTGCCGCCTTGTACGGTGTCACCACGGACTACCTGCTGGGCGTCAACAATACTCCTGAATGGGCAACCGAACAGGATACCATCGACCTGAAGAAAGTTCTCAGTGGCCAGGGCGGCCCAACCTTCAACTTCGGCGGCGACAAACTGACAGAGGACCAGAACGCCAAGCTAAATCTCGCCCTCACTCAGATTTTCTGGGAAGAGATCCAGCACGACCGAAAGCGGGGCGGCTCTGACGGACAATAAACTCGTTCCTTCTTATATGCGATACCGCTATGGCACCGCTGACCCCTTCGCCCTCGCTGACATTCTAGATGTCACCGTCAAGTGGTCTGACCTCGGAGATGAACTCCTGGGCAAGACCCAATACATACTCAGCCGACCATTCGTTCTGCTCAACAACTGCCTCCGCGACAGCGAACAGAAATACTTCATCATGGCGCACGAACTAGGCCACGTCGTCCTTCACGCCGACGTCGCCGAATACTACAAGATTGCTCGCAATGGTGACAACAAGGCCGAATACGAGGCTGACCGCTTCGCCATTCACCTACTGACACTGCTCTACGTCGAAGAGAACCACGATCTGCCAGACACGGTATACGAGCTCGCCCACTCATATGGGGTGCCGGTGCTGGATTAGATAGCTAGACGTCGAGGCCCGTCAGGCAAACGTCCAGCGATTATTCGATGACCTACATATTCCATCAAGCATGAGAGACTGGCCGGAAAGCAGCATTCGTGACTTCTACTGGCGACACTGGTACCGTGAGAAACGTCCAAACGTGATCGACGTTAAAAGCTGCGTAGTTGGAGGAATGTATTTATGGCAACAAAAATCAAGGGTGCTGATGGGAAAACCTACGAAAGGGTTGCACCTTCGAGCCCCAAACGCAAACGCACGGTTGAGATTATACTGGGTGCGATTAGTCTAATTGTGTCACTAGTTTCGTTAGCATCAGCCATGGGCTTAGCTGCTGTGGGCGATGCGTTTGGCGGCGGTGGTTCATATACCGCCACGTTGATGATTGGGATGTTACTTTCAATTGCGGCATTTGTACTAATATTTTTTATAAATAAGAAACATGCTATTATCAGCACATTAATTCTTATTCTTGGTGTTGTACTACTGTTTTCATCAGGGAATTTCGGCATACCTGGCGGAATAGCGTTCATGATTACTGGCATAGTTGCCATAATCAGAAAGTAGGAATGATAAAATGGCAAAGAAAAAGACTATCACCGACGCTGATGGAAACATGTATGTGGAAGTATCACCGTTCTACAAAAAGGCTTGGTTTTGGATTGTTGTTGCGGTAGTTGTAGTTATCGGTTTCTTCATCGCTATCGGCAGCAACGGTAGCGACACTGACAGTAAACCCGCAACATCTTCTAAATCTGCAAAGGTAAGCAACACAAAACAGGAAAAAGATGCTGACGACACCGAGAAAACAAAGACCAAAGCGGCCACAATTTATATTGACAATGAGAAAGCTTCTGTACTCAAGACATTGGATTTTAAACCTAACTACATCAACAAGGATTGGACACCAGCTGTTGTGTCAATTGATGAAGTAAAAGTTAACAAGATTAAACCGTTTACTGATAAAGAAGAACACAGCTCTACCTACAACGGAATTATTCTGGTTCACTTCAAAATTCAAGCCAATCAGGACTTGAATATGTATCCAAATCAGGCTACGTTAGTCACCTCTGACGGTCAGCAAGTGGAAGCTAACATGTACTCCAGTGATGACTATGATGGTGAAATAAACAAAGGTGTCACCAAATCGGGGACAACACTTTTTGCACTAACCACCATGAACAACGCAACCGATCTCAAGACACTCCGTCTGAAGTGGTCGGGTGACTATGACACCGATAACTATGACGACAATAATTCCAGCCATGACTACGACATCACCATCAATCTTCAGTAGTCACTAACCCACCAAGCAGCAGGCCCGTGCAACTCGGGCCGCGGGCGTTAATCTGGAAGGAGAATCAGCATGAAGATCAAGAACTTATATATGTATGCAGCATGTTTGGTTTGTCTCGTAGTCGCTTTGATTTCGCTATACAGCGTTGTTTCTGGAATATCCGAATTTATCTGGTTTGACAAGTCCGCGCAGCCCGGGATCTACCTCTATCAGCAACTATTCAACGGAGCCATCATGCTAGTGGTGTCCTCGTTGCTTTTTGTATTCCACTGGCGCCACGCAGACAAATAACACATAGCTTCGAGCAAGGCGAAGAGTTATCCACAGGATGTGAACGATCATATTCTAAACCCGTCGAAATCGACAGGTCTAAGCCCAAGGAGAATCATAATAACAAACAAAATTCGGACGCTCTCAACAGACGGAACTTTATTCGGCGGAGATAAGACAGTCGCCGCTGGGTATACGTCTCGGGTAAAGGCAGTATTGGGTCCAACTTCAACGTGACGCTCGCAATGACGCGTTGAGTGGAAAAAATCAATCTGATATGAAATAAAATGGCACTCAGGGAACCAAACAGCCCTTATGAATGATGCGTTTGACGATTTTCGGAATGAGAGTGGTCCTAAGCGGGTGCAGTTCAGCGGTAGAACGACAGCCTTCCAAGCCTAAGTAGCGGGTTCGACTCCCGTCATCCGCTTTGTCGATTGTGTATCGGCAATAATTTAACATTGGAGGTCATCAGTATGGCAGATCGAACATTCACTAAGGAAGAATTGGCAAAGTATAATGGCAAAGACGATCCCCACAAATATGTGGCAGTCGATGGTGTCGTATACGATCTAACGTCTGTTAAAGCCTGGGCCGGAGAAAATCATCACGGTAATGTTGCTGGTCAAGATCTCACTGACATCATCACTAACGTCTCTCCCCACGGTAAAAAGGTTCTCAGCAAGGTGCCGATTGTTGGTAAGTATATTGGGTAGCCGTTCTGTTTCCCCCTTCGGTCGTAGGTTTAATTCCTACATGTCCATGCCCCATTCTGGGGCTTTTATTTCACAGCCAGAAAGAACATACGTTCGAGTAAAAGTGAAGTAACCTCCAAAAACGTCACAAAAGAAAGGACACGATAGCAATGCGCAAATGGACACCACTGCCCCGCCACCTGCATCTTTACAGCTATGAGACACACGGCGGCACCCGTTACGCCATCCGGAGAGGATGCAAGGATAGTGAAGGAAACAGGGTCGAATTCACGCGCTCAGGCTTCCGGTCTTGGCGCGATGCAGATAAGGCGCTCAAAGAATTTGAAGCCCGCCTTGTATCTGGGCATATTGACCCATTCGCTCAGCGCAATATCACCGTTGGCCAATACTTCGACTTGATGCTCGCCCGAAACGAGCGGCTCGGCAACTGGCGGATCAGCACGATAAAATCTAAGCAAAGCTATTTTGACAAGCATTTCAAAGACCGCTTTGGATCCGTGCCACTCGGTTCAATCACCCGCACCGAATATCAGACGTTTATCGATGACAAGGTGGTCGCAGGCTATCGAGAAAACACCATTAACGCCATCAACGCACTAATGCAGCTCATCATGAATGACGCAGAGAAAAACGATGTCATCGACAAGAACCGCTTGCGTGGCGTCCAGATTGTCGGCGCAAAGCAGGCCCGCCCCGTGGATCTTACGCGCGAACAATACAAGACGTTCATGACGGCCGCAGCGCAACTGCTCGACCGCTATCACCTCACCATGCTTTATCTGTTGTCGCTGGGAGAACGACGGGAAGAATTGGCCGGGCTTCAATTTTCGTCGTTTGAGAAAGCCGATCACGATGGCCAGCCATATTACAAGATCACCTATAAAGTATCACGCACCACATACGAGCCTCAGGGCGGCAAGCTCAAGACCCCGAGCAGCTACCGGTCAAACTACGTCACTGGCGAAATTGTGGACATGATAGACTATGCGCTTCAATACGCAAAGAACGTCATCCTCCAGCATCATCGCGAGGTGACCCCCGACACGTTTGTCTATGTCAACGTCCAAACTGGGATGCCGGTATACCCGAGTAACGTCAACCGCGACCTGTTCGCGCCGGTGGCAAAAGAAACCGGCATCCGACTTCGCCCTCATATGCTTCGCCACTATTTCGCCACGCAGGCGCTGGAAGATGGCCTTCCAGACATGAGCGTCATGCACTGGCTCGGCCATAAATCAATGGACATGACGAACGCCTATACCCGCCCCACCGAAGAAGGCGCACTGCACGTGATCAACAGCATGAACTCCAAACTGTTCGGTGGGAGTATGGATTGAGCAGATTCGGCGGTACATTTCGGGATGTACCGCCGATGTACCGCCAAACGGTCGAAAATAGTCGAGCACAACCGGAGAAAAAACAAAAAAACGCGCCCGACACCGCCGCCATTACTGGCTTTAGCATCGAGCGTGTTCGATTGAATTTCTAACTTGTTACTTGAGGGT